AAGAATCGCTTCAGCTGCAAAAATGTTAGGCTCTCTTATCTCAAGGTAGTCTTTTCTAGCTTTTCCTGATAAAAAATCTTCAAGAGTGTAAGCCATTTGTATCACTCCTTTTCAATTTACTCGAATATTACGAGGGGAAGATCACTTTCAACCTGTGCATCATAGAAATACAGGCTGTCTTTCTCGACATGACCATGAACAAGAATAGCGACCGCTTTGTTTTCAGCTGTAACGTTTGCAGTGTCCCATGCTATTCCGATGCAAGTAGCGGAACCATCCTGACCTACAACAGCATCGCCTGTGCTAGCTGTCTGTGCATCAGCAACAGTGATGGTGTTGTTGTCGTAGTCAATGTCTGTGATAGTAGTAGCGGCAGCTCCTCCTACGGTAATGGAGTCTCCTACCACAAAAGGAGATGCATCAGCAACAGACAATGTCGTTTCGGCCGAAGCATCAGCAGCAAGAGAGGTTCTGGTAACGGGTCTTGCAAGCCCGGTAGCTGTGATCTTTCCAAGACACGTTCCGCTTCTCACTATCTTCTGACCATCCGAATCAGCGAGAATTTTACTCGCATCAATGGTAATTCCTTCGGTTTTGGTTACAGCATGACCTTTAAGCCACGCTTTACCTGCAGAGTAGCTGTATTCCATTAAGTCTTTCTTTGAGTTTTTTCTTTCTTATTTCATCGTTCTGTTCAGAACTAGGTTCTATTCCTGGGAGTCCCTTCTTACGAAGTGCCTCCACATAATCAGTTTGTAGCTTCTTGATTGCTTTCTCTAATTTCTCTACCTTCAGTTGGATCTCTGCTTCGTCTTTTCCGTCAATGAATTCATTAAAAAGCTTTGGATCTAAACCTTTCTCTGCAAAGAGCTTTGTCTTCACAACTTCAATCTTTTCGCGCTGTATTTTCTGGCGTTCTCCCTCGATTTTCTTTCTCTCAAGTTCGTATAGTTCTTTCCATCTCTTTTCTTGCTCAAGTTTTTCTCGCTCGAGTTTCTCCTGATACTCTTTCTCCCATTGTTCTTTTAGGTTTTTTGTTCTTGTCTCAAGTGCTTTGGCTATTTCTCTGTCTTTTTGGCTCTGGATGTACTTGTTCAAAACCTCAAGCTGTTCGGGAGAAAGTTCAAGCCCTGGGATGACGCTTGTTGTGTTTTTATCTGTTTCTTGCTCTTCAGTCCCTCCACCATTGGCACCGTCAGGTGCGAAATATGAATGGAGTGCCAGAAGAGGAAAGTGTTCACCCAGCATATTTATTCCTCCTTTTCATTAGGTTGAATCTATATCTTCAGGACAGTTGTGTAGTAACATCTGCAGTGCGGGTGCGGCACAATCGGAGCCTTATCCGGTGGATAAACTCCCGGACCGAGTCCATAGAGATCTGCTGTCGCATTAAACTGGCAAATTTCGCAATAATACTCAGTTCTGGACCTATTCCATTTCACACCTTTCACGAATGGGAGCTTCTTTGCTTGAGCGAGATATGAGGTTCTGTACGCTCTTTGAATCTCAGTCCGAGCCACTCGCATCGCATTGTACCTTTGCTTTTTCTTGACATACTTCGCTATGACCTTTTCAGCATCAGCTGGAGCCATTTGAGAAATGTACTCTTGCATCTTTTTTGAAAGCTGTATCGGTTGTTGTTCAATGGATTTCAAAATCTGGCTTCCTAATGACCTGGCTGATTTTCCCATTTGGATATTTCTAGCTATCGTGTTTTCCATAACAGCTTTGAATTGAGTAACATTCTTCCAGATCCTGTCAGAAAGGGTGAAGCCATCTTCTGCAACAAACTTTAACCAATTCCTTGTAGCTGTCGAATTCGTTTCCAGGACATCTATCCATCTTGTTCCGACCATTTTGTAAACTGAACCTGCAAAGATCTGATACTCACTTTTGCCGTACCTGAATTTCTTCGGGACTGATTTCTGGATCTCTTCAAAGAAGGCGCTTCGAGCCGTAAGCTCAGTTTTAGAAAGGGTATTGCTAAGCAAAGTTTCCAGTCTAATCCCGTATAACTTGGATATTTGTCGAATTTTCTTCTTCAATGCCGGTGTAAAAGCCACGATTTTTCCTTCAAGAACCTCCGAGATAGCTTCTAAGACAGGTTTAAGAATTTCCAGTACGTATTTCTTATCAAATTCTTCAATCAGTGCGAGGTCGTAGCGCTTCATACGTTTTCACCTTGAAGCTCTCTGACAGCTCCAGTGAGTTCGTCATCTTCTAACTGGATTCTTTCCCATTCGTCTTTTCGGGAAAGCGGGCATAATTCGACAGCTGTTTTTCTTGAAAGGAAACCGCCATTGTGGGCATTTGCTATTTGATCAATTCTTTCACTGATGTTCTGAGGAATAATAGGCCCAAATTCAACTGTGACGTTCCAGGAATATCCAAGCATTGTTCCTGTCATATTCCAGAGATCTCTTAGACCTTCAGACAATCGTTTTCTGTAGAGATCCACTACTGAAAGAAGATCCGTGAGTTTCAGTTCTATCGCATAACCTGAAGCAGCACCGCCACTCATTATCTCTGCTAGTTTCAGTTCGGGGTAGTCTTCTTTGATTTCACCCTTGAGCTCGATTCTTTCTTCTTTCATAAGTTGTGCGATGTTTCCCTGCATTTCCAAATATTTTGCTGTGCCTTCGGGAACGTTCAGGGTGCGCAGGTATTTTCTTTCAAGAGATGTCCTGTCTGTTTGATTCTCATCGGTTTCCTCTTCTTGCTCAATGCTTTCAGCTTCCACTATTACAAACGGGTTTGCATGCAGTCTGAAGATTTCCCTGAGATCCCACTCGTACTCATTGATAGCATCCAGCTTGTCTAAAATTCCGGCTATTCTTGATCTTCCTTGGAATTTTTCTTTCCCTATCCTTCCGAAAATATCCACAACAGGCACAAAATCCCATGTGTTTGGAACTACTATCGGTTCTCCATCATCTTCTTCGTATCGGAATTCTTCGATGGAGAGGATCTTCTTCGCTTTTTTCCCATTCGGTGATATGCCTTGAACTTCGAAATAGATTATTCTTTCCGATTTGTCCCTCAGGACTTTCACGACCTGATCTTCTGTATAGAGAGTGTGTTGAATTCCTCCAGGCAAGGTATCATTCTTTGAAACTTCAACGTAGCAGTTCCCTTCCATCAGAAGAAAGAGAACAAGTCGGAGCTGCTTATATTTCCAGTTATTATCGTTTTCTATCTGCTCTTTGATTGCTTCCCAATTCTCATTGCCGGTAGAGATCCTCAAACCCGAAAGAGTCAGAGCTATGTCCGTATTAATGATTTTTGGGATAGGGTTGAAAAACTGTTTGACTGTAGTCGGAAGATTTCGTTCGCTGTTGTATTCGCTGGTGTAGCCTTCTTCTTCATACAGCATCCATAAGAGCTCTTTATTCTCCATTCAAATCACCTCAACAAAAGCGCCACTGACAGCGTCAACCTGGTCATCATGAGCTCCAAATGGGAAAGTTATAAGTTCATCTAAAAATTCGCTAATCCACGGACCTCTAACTAACTTGACATTTCCGGCTTCAGCAGCAGCCGATAAAGGGTTTGCTCTAACTTCTTTCGAACCGGTTACTTTATCGCCATAAAATGTATAGCCAAGAAGGATATGTCGTCTGTAATAATCTATGAGATTAACTCCTGAACTTCCGGGCTCTTGTTCGATGTAAATTGTCGTTTCTCTTCCGTCTAATTCAGCGGTTTGTTTGATGAGTTTCTCAACACCTTGAGGAGTTGCACGAACGTGTTTCATGTCGATGATGTAGAAGATCCCGTCTTTCATTGTCATAAGACACCCAGCCGTCCAGTCTGGATCTTTTCCCGGCTTTGGTTCTGTGGCTGCAAGGTCCCAATATCTGACTTTTTTCGCGTCTTTGGGATAATCATCTACGATTTCGAACCATTCGCGCTTAAATTTACTGCCTCTCTGGGTTATTTCCCAGTTTCCTTTCAGAAGTTGTTCCCGAGTAATAGGATCTAATTCTTTGAGGCTTTCTTTATATCGTTCCTGGTCAAGATATGGGTTGTCTTGCAATTTGGCAGGGATAAAGATACGCCCGTATTTCTTCCCTTCATCCAGGAAACGTTTCTTCACCCATTCGTGACCTTCACCGCCAGGGTTTGAAGCCGACCTCATCCGCAAGGGAACAGGATATCCTTCAGATCTCCGCAACCTAGAGAAAAGGTAAGTGTATTGGGATTCCGAAAATTGAGTGAGCTCGTCAAAACCGATGAATTGAAATTCTGCTGATTGATATCTGAATTTGTCTTTCTCGTGCTCTAAGTATCCGAAAGTGAGAGTTGCACCTGAAGGAAAAGTCCATGTCTTCTCTTTTTCGTTCCATCGTGCCCCTGTGCTGTCTAACCATTCATGAGCCCTCTCCATAAGAGCTCCTGGGAGTGCGAGATCTGAATAAGTTCTTCTGAAGAGTATGGCATGATAGCCAGGGATATCGACGTATTGCAAAGCGGCCATTAAAAGCGCATCAGATTTTCCACCGCCGGCTGCTCCACCATAAAGAACCTCCTTTTCATGCCTAAGAAGAAACTCCCTCTGCTTTTCCGTCGGTTCGTGAGGAATCCACTTGTTCTTGAGTATCGTTTCCTGGTATATAATCAGCAAGGACTCTCTCAATCGTTCCGAGAGCCTTTTTGAGTTTTTCGTCAATGTCTCCACGGTTCCTCACTTCCATTTCGCTCTTGGATTCGATTCTTTCAGTTGGCTCACCTTCCTCAAGTCTGGCCTTGTCAATTGCAATACCGAGTGCGGTCATGAGATCTTTCAACTCGCGAGGTTCTTCTATCTGAAGGAGCATTACGTTGCATTTGTCGAAGAATTTTCCGAGAAGTTCTAAACGCCTTTTTTTGCACCACTTTATTTTTTGCTCAATGGCTTTTTTTGTTTGAGATCGTTCCAGCTTTACGTTATT